GGTTAAGGTAACCACGCCTGTAGCATCAGCAATAGAACCCGCCGCTGTACCGTCTTTTGCCTTGAGGTTTGTGACCTCTAGGTTTGTGGCGTCTACTGTCGTCGTCGAAAGTGTTGTGCCATCAAACGTCAGGCTTGCTGATGTATTGAGCGCTCCAGTACCGTTTCCGTACAGAATTTGATTGGCTGTGACGCTCGATAGACCTGTTCCACCGTTTGCCACGACCAACGTACCACCGACCGTCACAGCGCCGCTTGTAGCAGTTGCTGGAGTCAGACCTGTACTAGCAAAGCTGATTGAAGAGACTCTTGCTGCATCTGCCTGCCATGATGGTATACCTGCGTTCATCTGCAAGATATAACCGTTCGTGCCAGCAGCGATCATTGCGGTTGTACCCGCAGCCGACTGATATGGAAGTGATCCTGCCGCTCCGCCTGCAATGTTTGTTGACGTTGTTGCGGATGTTGCAGTGGCAGCGTTGCCTGAAATTCCAATGCCCCACGTTCCCGTAGCGTTTATGCCACCAGTAGAAGGCGCTCCGACATCTGTATACGACAGTACAACTGCGCCTGTGTAGCCGTTGACGCTTGTTACGGCATCAGTGTTATCGACCTTTTGCCAAGCTGTGCCGTTATAGACAGCCCAATCGCCTACTTTCCAATCGGTAATACCGTCAAGGTTAGTAGAGCCTGCGACCGATACGACGTAGTAGTAGCCCTTGACACCAACACCAGAAGCTAGGGTAGGGGTGTTTGTTGAGGCGTTCCATGTGCCTTGATAGCTCAAAGTCCCCAGAACAGCCGAAGGAAGCTCTGAAATAGGAACCTTGCCGCTACCATCAAGCGTCGCAACACCATTTGCGAGACCCTTGTCAGTGATCGCACTTGAAGGGATTGCAATAGCAGTGTTTGACGCTGCAGTCAGTTGACCCTGTGCGTTGACAGTAAAGGTCGGTACGGCAGTAGCTGATCCATATGAATTGGCAACAACCGTCGTGTTCGAAATAGCAATCGTGACTGGATTCGCACCGTTGTAGGTCGTGCCACTTAATCCTGTTCCAATCGTCAGCGCATTAGGTGTGGCTGCTGTGATCGTTCCAGATCCGCCGAGCGAGATCAATGTACCGTTGACAGTCAGTGCGCTATTGGCTAACTGCGCATTGGTGATCGTTCCAGAAAGAGCGGTTGTAGGTATGGTCGCAGACGCTGTAGCGGGTGATGCACCGTTGCCGTAAAGGTAGCCAGTCAGTGCCGATGCGCCTGTACCGCCGCTCGTGCTGTTTAGAACGCCACTCAGAACGACTGCGCCTGATGTGGGCGAGCTTGGGGCAAAACCAGTGGTTCCTGCGCTGAACGTCACCACGCCACCAGTCAGGGAGAATTCCCTCCATGCGCCGCTTGCGTAACCTTCATACACTGCGCTGTCAGTGTTATATCTAAATTCGCCATCGGATCCGAGACCACGCTGAGCGGTCGTGCCAGTTGGGATCACGAGACCTGCGTTGCCCGGCACTATGGGGTTATCAGACAATCCGATCGTTGGGTTGCCAGATCCATCACCATTTAGGACGGAAATCTGATTCGCCACACCAACAATAGTGACGGGAGATACCGTGGTACTCGAACCCAACGCAAGCAAACCAGAGCCTGTTGCATTAGCAAGAGCCTGTGCGATTCCAGTCAACTGAAACGTGGGATTGCCCGACACTCCGTCACCATTAGCAACGGATATGCCATTACCACTTGTAGAGAGCGTTCTAGCTGCGATCGTGTTTGGGGCAGTCTTAACCACTACACCCGTCGATGCGCCCTCTAGAGAGCCTGCTGTACCGTTTAATGCGAGGGTATAGGGGTTCTGTGCGCCGCCATCAGTAAAGCCTAAGCCTGTACCAGTAGCGATGTATCGACTATTGGGTAACTGAGGCTGCTGACCGACTGTGAGAAATGTCTGTGTAAGAGACGGACTTTGTGTAATTGCAGAAACGGTCGTCTGTACCGTCAAGCCATTCTGTACGATAGGGACTAACTCATTGCCTGAAATTGGGCTTTGTGCGGTGGGGAGGGCTGAAATCCGAACGTCTGCCATATTTAATCTCTACGGTGAAAGCACATCTAAATTACCGTCATTCGGTGTGTTAGCCTGCTCAGTCGCAATGCCAACGTCGTCTTTGTTCTGCATGTCTGGATCAAGGATTATGTTGTCGTGATTCTCGGCAACATCCAGATCTGGACGAGGAAAACGTATCGTAATCTTTTCAGGCTGCCTTGCTGGTAACCTATATGGGTCAAACTCATCACTGCATGACTCAGAGCAGACCTTGATGGAGGGGATATTCCCGTCTGGACGCATGTCGCTATAAGGTCTTTTCATCTTACATCTGTCACAGATAAAGATGCTCAGCGTGCTGTTGCCAATTGTATCAAGGAAGACGGGCATTTTATACCCCCTTTACCTTGTGTATGGCATTAAATTCGGCGTCAAGAAGATCGGCGACTTGTCTCTGTTCTCATTCTGAGCCAACATGAAATGCTTTTCATATTGATCTTCACAGTACTTGATCCGACCCGCATCAACCTGCGGCAACTCGCACGCCATCTGATGTGCCAATCCCCACTGGATTGCAAGGTAGAAGTACTGAGGAATCTCGATCTCGCCGCTCAAGTCGCCGACGTCCTGAATGTACCTATTGAGCCACAATTCGAGCTGCGGCTGGATACTGTTTGGGACGGGCCAGACTTCCATGTTCGGCTGTGGGATCGTTCGGTTGAACCAATACTGCAGCGGACGCAGCGCAGTGAATGATCGGTTTGGCAGGCTTGAGTAATCATCACGGTTCATGCGTGCCATCGGGATCGCTATTGGCATTGTGCCGAATACGACCTGACGGAACCCCATGTTTACGCCCGATACCTGCTGAATACGCCAAAAGGGGGCTGTAGCAGAGGGGTCAAGGTCGTAGTAAATCCATGTACCAGATTCCCAAGCAACGGTTCCGGGGTTATACACCGTCGTCCAAGTCGAACCGTCCTGCGAATACTGCAACTGAATGGCAACGTTGCCAGTCACGGCAGGCAATATTCCAATCGTACTGATGTAAACGGGATTATTTGTACCGTTTGCAATGCCGATAGAGCCCGTATTATTGGTCAGTTGACATACTAGGTCACCCACGCCATTAAAAGCGTTTAGCGTCGTTCCTGACGTACTGTACGCACCTGTTGATACGTTGGTCAGGGTGCGATAGTTTGCGTTCAGGACGTCGACCGTGCCGACGGGTAGGAAGTATTCATATTTGTCTGGCTGAAGACCGACGATAACTTTGTTGATCGCCCAGTAATTCACGCCGTAATTGGAGAGGCTTGAAAGCAAATAGTACAGGCTCTGCTTAGACGCCTGCACCTGCTCGACAGTCAACTCTTCAGCGAGCTTACCAGCACGACGAGCGCCGTGATCGATGAGCTGCTGTACAGAGATAGTGGTCTGGCTGACTGTGCCGCTAGTTGACATAATTAAAATCCTGAACAATTCCAGCGTTTCATCGAAGCTCTAGCACGGCTGCCCTTTTCACTCTTTTCTGCTATTGGTCTCATACGTGCGCAAAATGAATCCTTGCGTGCGCCGCCCTCTGGCTGAGGAGCTTTAAGGTTGCTTCCTGTCTCACGATTATACTTTGCACGACCCTTTTCTGTAAGCCCTGCGCCCTGCTTTACTGGTAATTTTTCGCCACGACCAACAGAGAGCGATACACCACCCTCTTTCATCTTTGCGGTCTTTGCAGACTCTTTAAATGCCTTTGCAGTCGGAGCACCCGCAGAGCCAACCTTACGCATCTTCTCACCAGATCCTGCAGCGATGCGCTCTCGCTTGGCGTGGATGTTTTCGTATAGACCGCCGCTCTTCATCTTTTTACCTGAAAATACTTTTTCCACAATTTGTACCCTTTCAGGTTTAGTCGTAGCTTGATTAACAATTTTCAAACGCTCTGGCTTGCTCTTGCCTTCTTCATAAAACCCAGCCCTTTTTAAAGACTGCGCTACTCCGCCGTTCTTCATCTTGTCAGCCTTAGCAAACTCCTTGCCCACCTTCGTCGGTATTCCAACCTTCTTGGCAAACTCAGGGCTGTGCGCCACGGCTTGCATCAGACGCTTTTGGGCAGGGGATTTGCTTGGCATATTACGGACCTGTTTTGATCAGGATAATATTTAAGAATGCGCTGACTGAGTTATTGTTTGCAGCTCCAACCGCTGTAGCGCCTACGCAGTTTTTTTCTGGGATGATATATGGAGGATCAAAATCATACTGAATTGATCCGTTATTCAGAGTTGCGACTGCGCCGACTCGTAAGATATTGTCAGTGCCATGCTGCTTTAAATAAGCTGTAACAGATGTAGACCCAGATGCTTGACCAGCAGTGATAACACCCGTCACCATGTATCCTGTGTATCCAGCAGGAACACAATAATGCGCTGTTGTGCGCTGATTAAAGCCTGTGAAAATTAGATCATAAAGCACGG